CAGCAAAGAACTTAAAGACCGGATTGTTTGAAAGCTCAAGGAACTTGCGGACAATGAACGCAGTAATAGGCGCCAACACCCTGACTATGCCGATAATCCTATTCAGCGCCAGGATGATTGATCCTTGCAAATATCCAAGGATGGTGCTCCATGGGATCGCTGTCCATAGCTTCCTGAACTCATCAATAGCTGGCTTGAGCGCCTTAAGCAGCCTGGGAAACACTTGCGCTCCAAGGTATCCCCACCATTCGGATAGCTTTTGACCGATGACAGCCAAGCCTTGCGCACCAGCAACAACAACTGGGGCAAATACATTGCCTATCTGAGCTTTTAGCTGATCTGTAACCTGGGTCAACTTGCCCATGGTGCGCTGCTGTTCTGTCAGTTTTGCGTTCAAGTCACCTGAACCCTGCGCTGCAGTCGCCAATGCTCTATAGAGGACATCGCTCGTGATCTCGCCCTGCTGGGCCATCTGCTGCAGTTCGCCACGCGACCGGCCTGTTGCTTGAGCAATCAGATCAAGCAACTGAGGCATGCGCTCAGAAACACTGATAAACTCATCGCCATTAAGTTTGCCTTTGCCTAGGGCTTGGCTGAGCTGGAAGAAGACACCGGCAGCATCAGCGCCGCTGATCCCAGACTGCTTGGCGGCTACATTGAATCCTTCGTAGATCTGGGTAGTCTCCTTAAGACCAAAGCCAACACCTTTTAGTCGGCCATAGACATCGGCCAATGCCACCGTGGCCTCTGTCTGTGATATGCCGAACTTGGCTGATGCTCCAGTTGCGGATGCAATCGCAGCATTGAACTCACCAGTTGATGATGTGAGGTTGCGCAATCTCTGCTCAGCGCCGCCGCGTTCAAATGCCGTTGATACGCTCTGGCGCAGTACCTCCATTGTTGTAGCCGCAATGGCAAGCTGCGGGATCATGCCTGCGATAGCGCTGGTAAGACCGCCCACCTTCTGCGTGGCACCCGGCACATTGCCGAAAGTGCCATTCATGGCTTCTACCTTGCGCTTGATCTCGTCAAGGATCGTCTTGGCTTGCTTGCCATCGACATTGATGGCGATATTGGCAACTACAGACATGGCCGACGACCTCGCATGAGGCCAGTCTACCTGCGGCGATTCTTTCTAGCCGCTTCCTCTTGTTCTTGCGTTTCGATCTCAAATAGGGCTGCCCAGATTTGCAGCTCTTCCTTTGTAATGCGCTGGCTTAATTCGCTGAGTGTATAGCCCAGCTCACGAGCCAGGCGAAGCATGAGTCTTAAATACAAGTCACGCTTTAACTCAGTGGCTACTTTCCCGCTTCTGCCTCGGTTACATCGTTCTTGTCTGTGATGACAGCCAGCATCATGATCTGCAAGTCTTCATCACGCACCTCATTCTTCAGTTCAGCGATTTCGCCGGGTCTGAACAACGGCTGACCGGCATCATCTTTTGCCTTCTGAATCAGCAGCTGCAGCGCAAAGGCAATCGCCTCGTCACTTCCGGCGTCCTTCTGCGCCTTCTCCCTCTCGGCCATCGTAAGGGGAGTGCAGTAAAACTCAAACTCACTGCCATCACTCAGCGTGACGACTTTCTTGATGGGAACCAGGTGAGCAGCTTTCTTGAGCCGATCAAGTGCGCGAGCCATGTAATTACGCTATACGACTGGATTGTAGGCATGGGAAAGCCCCGGTACAAGACCAGGGCTTCTGTGTCTGCGTGATCAGCTCTTGACCAGGTCAAACGTAGGTGCGTCGCTCGGGCGGAACGACACTTCGATTGACTGGCCGTCGTCAGGGTTGACTGTGAAGTTAGCAGCCGTCAGGATGACGGGCACCGTGATTGAACGGCTAAGCGTATCGCTGACGCTACCGCCGCTCACCACGCGATCGATGTACAGCTTCATCGTGGCGCCCTCCTGCTCCCGTTGGAGCACATCAGCAACCAAGCGGCTGGCGATGCTGGTGTCTTCGCTGGTGGTGTAGATAGTGGCCGAGCCTGAACCATCAGCAAAACCGCTGATGTACCGGCGGAATGGCACGGTCTGACCAGCGGCCTGGCCGATGGTGGTGACGTCGATCTCTTCGCGGGTCACTTCAAACGACCACTCGCGCACCTCGGCTACTGCCACGAAGCTGTCGTATGCCACCTGAAAGATGTTTGGCGTTACAGCCGTGCCATCATCGGTGATCGCTACGGTAGAGCCACCAAGCGTGGCAGACACCTGCATGGCACCAGTGCTGGCGGTGTAGGCGATGACGTAGTAGGTAGTAGCAGCAGAGATCCCGGCAGGCAGGGTGCCAGAGCCCGCAGCGCCAGTGTTGACGTTGATCACACTGAACTGCACCGGGTCGCCAACCTTGAAGCCAAGGAACGGCATGACAGTGATTACGTCAGTGGTGGCATTAACGCCAGATTCGGCAAAGGTGGCAATGGTGCCAGCTGGTTTGTAATAGAGCGCCCCGGCTGTGCCGGACAGAACGGTGGCAGACATCAGTCAGCGGAAGAACTGCTGTCAGTCTACATACGCTTCAAACGTGATCGTAAGTTGCGTTTGGTAGTACGCTGCAGGTGCTGGTGGTGTGATCTGCGCCGGTCCTGATGCTGCGTCGAAGTGAATATCGCTGACCACTTGCCGGTCAAATAGATCCTTGATGCGCTCGGCAATGGTGAAGTTTGCCGCAGTGCCAGCGCCTAGCGGCGTGAACACATTGACCGTCAGCACGCCATTTTGCCGGTTGAAGCCAGTAGACGGCGCCAGCAGCGTGGCATAGGCGTTATCGCCAAACCGAATGAACGCCTGCAGCCATGGCGTGTTGTTCGGCGGCGTAAATGGTACATTCTGATAGCTGACCGGGTATACCGGTGCGGCAGCCATCTGCGTAGCAATGCGTCCTTCGATGGCAGCGCGGATGTCGTTGTAGGTGCTTGTCATGACTCCTTGCCGATGCGTGCTGCGGCTGCCTGCACTCTAGTTTGCACATCCTTAGCGATACCTTGCACCCAGCCAGGATCCGCTTGTTTGCTGCTGCCACTCGCTAGCGGCTCTGCATATGGCAGGTTGTTGTGGACGGAGTAGATGTTGCCGACTTTCTCTTTTTGGTAGCCAAGGCGTTTAATGGCAGTTACACCTGGATAGCTGCCGGATGGTGCAATGCCCCCAGGCGCTGCGTTCTCGCCTACCTGCCAGCTGGCGCGGAATCTGCCAGTGTCAACCGGGCTAGCTTGCTTAAGCAGGCTGTCAGTTTCTAGCACCGCTGCACGCAGCAGCTTTTCCATCTGATCCTCGCAGTACCTGCCGATGTCTCGGGCTTGGATCCGGCGTGCCATTAGTCCCTCAGGATCAGCTCATAGGTGATCGGAGTATTGTCCTGTTCGATGGTGCGCACCTCAATTATCTGCAGGCTGCGATTGCTGATGATGACGCGATCAGCGGTTGTCGGCACTGCTGCCGTGTCTGCTGCAGCGATGATTAGCCGCTTATCACCAGCCTCGATCAGGTCATTTACTTCACGCAGCGCTACATCCTCTAGTACACCACGTAACGTGGTGTCCGTCGCTGTCTCAGCGGCAGTGCCGGTAGTTGTGTTGTACGCACCAAGGGTTACGCTGCGGATTGTTGCAACACCGCCGAACTTTGCCATCAGCTTGCTGGCAACCTTGCGTAGCGGGTTGGCAAGTGTCATCAGAGCTTGTATGCGACGCAGTGGCCGTTCTGCAGCTTGATGCTGGTAAACACACCGTATAGTGTGGTTGCAGCGTTAAACGTCTGGCCGGACAGTGTACTGCCGTCGTAGTTTTGAGCTACGATCGCATCGATATGAGTATTGGTTGTAAAGTGAATCGCGCCCCAGCGGCCTGTTCGTGTTGTGGTGTCACCGATAAAGGTTGCGCCAATTGAGTAATCAATGCCAAAGAAGTTAGGCTCGCTCATGACTAGATCCTGTAGGCGACTACTTTGCCGCTCGCCAGGGTGACGCTAGTGAACACGCCGTCGATGAAATCGCCAGCCATCAGCGGAACCGATGTAAACGCGTTGCCCGTTGCGTTCTGCACTGTGGCAGTGCTGACCACGGCATCCGCAACGGCATAGAGCCTGTAAAACCTTCCGGCATGGGCTGCCGTGTCGCTGATGTACTCAAAGCCAATGTTGTAGTCGTCCATGATCAGCTTCGGCGGATTGAAACGTTGCCTGGTCCACTGATTCTAAGTCCTGTCAGGTATCGCTCCATGATCGGCGGCACCTTGTCAGCACCAACGGCGCCGTAGCCAAGGTTAGGCGTCACATCAAGGCTGCCGATCTTGACGTTCTTGTAGTCCTCAAGTCCGCTCAGGCCAATCCCATCTGGGTTGTTGTGTAGGTATGTTGCCAGCACTACCTGCGCGTATTGAATCTGCGCCGGGATCTCAGTATCTGTAAAGTAGTCCGTCGTGATGCGGAACGGGAACCCTACCGCATAGGTATTGATGTAGGTATCAGGCTTGCGCACGCCGGTGCGCGGCCACTGCAGCGCCTGCGTATCAGTCGCGCGTGCGCCAAGGAACCGCTCGCGGTCTAGCCGTTGCGTCGCGGTAAAGAGTGCCCGGTTCTTCTGGTCAGTGGTAGCCGATGCCCATGCCGTGACATCAGCATCCTGCACGAATCCGTCAATGATCGCCTGCGCTGCTGCCAGCGTCAGGTAGCTGTTTGCGTCGGCCGCGCCTGGCGTGGCCACGATTGTGATTGCCATCGTCAGGCTCCGTTAGATCCAGTGTAGGCGTGGGCTCTGGCATAGAAAGAGAGGCCACCTCCGTAGAGGCAGCCTCGCGGTCACGCAGTCGCCGGAAAGCGAACAGCCCCATCAGACGCGCTTGAGCAGCACGGTCAGGATTACACCAGCCAAGGCGGTGGTGGTACCTGTCACGTCCAGCGACAGCCGGTTGCCAACTTCAAGAGTGAGGTCAGCAGTGGTGGCAGTCAAGGCAGGAGTCTGCTCGGTAAGAGCAGTGCCTTTGAAGTTGATGGTGGCGCTCAGCAGATCGTCGCCAGCGGTGGCGGCTTCAGTGCCTTGGCAACGACGGA